ACCTTTACCAGCACCATGGTAGTAATAACTTCTTCCATTACACATTGATTCGAGTTGTGCATTCATAACTACTGCACTCTCAAAGAAATCTTTTTTGTTCATCTTGTCAGAGAATAATTCGATGAGTTTGAATGCAGTAGAAGGATGAAACTTGTATCTATCATATTCTTTTTTTGCAATTTGTTCTCCTAATCTTTGTTCAGCTTCACCATATCCAGCACCTCTATATGCATCAGTAAATGCATAGACTCTGTGAGGAATACCAACTCTTCTACAGAACATTGTAAGAACTATTGTTTGTTCATAGGTCTCTCTGATTGCATCATACATAGAACCAGACCAGTCAACCAACATGATAACACCATGGTTTTTACCATCTGGAATTACAGTTGCTCTTTTGAATATATCATCTTTGAGTAAGTATTGGTGAATTCTTGACATATCAATTTCACCAGTTTTTGCAGACATTGACTTCTTGTATGCATCTGCAGCTTTTCTCATATCAAATTCTTTTGCCATGTAGTTGATTATGTTCTTGTTGAAGTCAAAAAACTTTTGAGTATACTCTCTGGAGTTTGCAAGAGTATCACAATATTCAGATTTTTCTTTTGTAAATGAATGAGTAATTTCTTGCATTACTCTTTTGTAAGGAAGAACTAAATCTTTGAATTTGATTTCTTTAGAATTAAAATCTAAATAAGAAGGTTCTCTATCCCAACCATGTTCCATGTTTTTGTGAAGTTTGTCTTCATTGTTTCTGAAATTTTTATCAGTGATAGATTCATTAGGTTTGTCTTCTGCATTACCACTTTCACCACCTTCACCTTCACCACCTTTTAGGTTTCTACCTTTTTCTAGTTCACCTTCACCAGTTTCTTCTGATTCTTCATCACCTTCTTCTGCATCTTCATCATCAGATTTTTCAGTTCCTTTTTTACCATCGGTTTCACCTTCTTCTGATTCTTCTTCTGATTCTTGTTCACCACCTAATGATTGTTCTACATCACCCTCTTCTTGTTCTTGTTCATCAAAGTCTTGAGGCATTGTATCACCATCACCTTCTGAGGTTTCTACACTTTGTGCATTAGTATCTGTTTGTGGTTGTAAATCTTCTAACTTAGATAACTCATAAAGATAGTCTGCCATCTTGACAACTTTTTCCCAAGTATCCATTTTAGTATCCATCATGGTTACAAGTTTTTGTTCTTCTGGAGAGAACTCAACCATAAGTTTGTGACCAATTTTGAAATAAAGATTAATTCTGTCTATGAATGCAAGTTTGTTTACATCATAGTTTTTGACCCCAAAGAAATCAAGGTCGACATGTAATTCTTTGTATGCATCGTAGAAGATTCTTCTAAGACCAGCATATTTGTTCTTGATATGTTTTTCAATTCTGATATCTTCTAAGACATTAAGATATCCTTTGTAAGTTGCACCCTTCTCACATACTGCATCGTGCCATCCATCTGCTGGAGTGATAAGTGCATGACCAACTTCATGACCCATAAACAAGTCATATAGTTGATTAGACATTTCGTCTTTAAGTATAGGACAAACCAGTTTTCTAGTGTCTGGTTCAAAATATGCAGTAGGAACTTTTTTATGTTCTATAACTAAATCCTCAGTTGCAAGTAATCTTGCAAGAGAGTCTTTTTGTGTTCTAAGTGTTTCTGTATTCGACCTCATGTATACATTATATGAAAAAGTGTACCTATATGTCAATGGCGGTCTGTAGGAGAATCGAACTCCTCTCTCTGCCGTGACAAGGCAACATTCTCACCGATGAACTAACAGACCATCATTATTTAGTAGAATTATCTCCATTTGTTCTAGGGTAACACCCTATTCTATCACCGAGTCCTTCTAGTGAGGCCTTACCTCAATTTTATCTAGGTCAATAGGCAGTGACCATAATGTGACTTCGTTTTAACCCAATCCCACCACTACTAATGGATTTCATGGAATCATTTCAAACTATGGGGATATCTGCTGGAGTCTTGTCATTTCACAGATTTTAAACGATATCCTCACTTCGTTTTTTCTCCTCTCAACCAACCTACCAACACAACGAGGAGTTCAATCACACGATAGGAATATTATATGAAATTATGTACCTATGAGTCAATCTTTTCTATATTAAAATAGTTTGCCCACCATTGTCTAACTGGTTCAGATGATGCTGTAGTATTAGTTGTTGATGGGTCTGGGTTTGCAATTAAGTCTCTCCATCCACCCTGTTTATTGGTGCCTTGTGTTCCATGTGATTGAAGTTCCATTTCTTCTGCTTGAGTTGTATACCAAATTGGTGATGTCATTCTATCTGAACCTTTTCCATCAGCATTTGCTGGTTTAACACCATGAAAATGTTTCATACTTTCAAAAATTACACATGTTCCTGTTTCTGGTTTACATATACTTCCATCTTCAAAATATGTTTCACCACCCTCAAAGTCATCATTAAGATACAAGATAGATGCAAAATCAGTATAAGGAACTACATTGATAACATCTTCTTCGTTTTCCATAAACTCTAAAGGAGTTCCTTTTCTTGCTTCCATGGGAACTTCATAAAGTGGTTTGGCCATAACATCAATATGCATTGCTTGACCTTTACCAGCAGGCCACCACATAAGTTCGGATTGTTCTGGGTATGCCCTTTCTCCATAGACTTTCCAGATTTCTGATATGGCTTTGTATTGATACTCTGCCATGATTCTCTTAACTTCTAAATTACGAATACTGACCATAGGTATCCTACGACCATTGTATTGTTCAGCTGCATCATCGTGTGTAACTAGATTAAAATTAATCTTGTGATACTTTATCAGTTTCTTGCACTGTTCCTTCGTCAGGCAATTTGGGATTGTTGCGATAATGTTCTCTGGCAATTTGTATAAATTGTTCTCTTGCTCTTGCATATTGCTTTTCTCTTTTCTGTTTCTTTTTCATTGCTCTTTCTAATTTTAATCTAGAAAGATAATCTATAAACAGAATACCCTGTAAGTGGTCATACTCATGCTGAAAACATCTACATGTCATTCCACTAAATTCTAATTCTTTTAGTTCTCCATGTTCATCTTGCCACCTTGCACGAACCCAACTAGGTCTTGATATGGATGCAAAAATTCCATCACAGCCTGGAGTAAGACACCCTTCTTCCATAAGTGTTTTTTCTTCTGATACTTCTAAAATTTCTGGATTTGCAATAAACATAGATTGTTCTTTGTTTGCACCTTTCATTACAAATACTGAACAGTCATAACCAACTTGATTTGCAGATAATCCTACTCCACCATTATCAAACATTTCGTCTATCAATTCATTTCGTAATTCAATAGGGTCTTTTAATGGATTATCAAAATCAAAAAACTTTGTTTTAGTTCTTAATAATGGATGGTCTTTATGTAATAGTTTCATGGTAAAATGTGTGTAAAATCATCGTTGATACCTATCCATTCATACCAACCAGTAACAACATATTTAGTATCACTCAATGGTGGATTTCCTCTATGCATATGTGTAAAGGATGCAGGCCATACTAAAAAATCACCTTTTCTTGGTGGGTATCTTAATTTTTGATGTAAAAATTCTGTTTCTCCACCTTCTTCAACATCATTAAGATATAACATCCATGCAAGAACTCTCGTAGAATTAGAAGGTGCATTTTCACAATGCCATATATGATATCCTTCGCCTGGTTGAGTTTTTTGTATTTTACAATCAATTGCCATTGGTCTTCCGAAGCCTGGATATTGTGTATTGTAATATTCTAAGATATCACCATTTATATACTTTAAAAAATTATGAAATTTATCGTTACTCATTATTTCATTGTTTTCACTTAGTTGCATGTGATTATAACAAGTAGCAGTATCGGCTTTCATTATTCTACTCCCCTCACCACTCTGTTGTCTTGTTCCAACTGCTCCTACTGATTCACAAAACTCATAGTAATCTAAAAAGTTTTGTATATGTTGTGGTTTAAACCAGTTTTGAAAATGACCGATAAAATCAGTATATTCTACCTTTCGTTCTTCTTCTAGTCCTTCTACTTTTTCGTGTTCGTCCATACTTTGTCCCATACCCTATCAAATTCATTAGGGTCTTCATAATATTCTGTTATATCATTTACTGGTTGTTCTATTTTTCTTGTCAATAACCTATCTAAATCAACTTGTTTAGTTGTATCTAATCCTACAGTTTCAATAAATTTTTGTGGTTCATTAACTAAATCTTCGTATGCAACCCATCCATCTGTATGTGGTATTGAATTAAATATATATTTTTCCATAGATAATTTGACTGCATTCATAAATACTTCATCTACTTTAACTTTACCAACTAAAGATTTTCTTCTATTGAGTATATAGTCTGCACTTGAATCATCAATTGCATGAAAAGTTTCTACTCCAGCTGTAAATGCTAAGTTAATAGATACAAACCATTCTTTAATATTTCTTCTATATAAAGTAAAAACTTTATATCCATATTTTTCTTTTAATATCTTTGGTTTTACATATTTGTCTTCATCCCATACATTTGCATTAGTAATTGGTAATCGTTTACCTTTTTCAAGTAAACTAAAAAACTCATCTGAAATTTCTTGATAATTGTTACCAAATGGATGTTCTAGTGTATATTCATATGGATTATCATCTAAACTTATGCCTGCAAAAGGTTCTATTGGATTTTTTATATGATTAAAAGGTGTTGGTAAATCTGTACCCCATACTGTATTTAAAATTTGTTCACCAATGCTTTTAACATCTTCTTTATCTACTGTGTTTGTTAATCTTAGGTTGTTGAGAATTAATTGATATGCAAGATATGAACCTGTCCTTGCATGTGTGTTTAATAAAATCATTTTGAATTTTGCACTCTGGAGAAGTTTTTAACTTTTTCAAAAGTCATTGTGTGTCTAAACTTCTCTGTGAGAATGTCTCCTTTGTGTGATATAATAAATGTGTTAGTATCACCATCTAAAGTATGCAGTATCTTTAAGAACTCATCTGTTCCACCTTCATCAAGTGAACTATCGAATACCTCATCTAATACTAATAGATTGGTGTTAACACTGTTTTTAAGTTTTGCAACTGCTCTCCATGTAAACAATAATGCAAGGTCAATTCTCATTTTTTCACCTTCACTAAAATTTGCATATGAAAATGCATCACGATATCTTGATTTGATAGATTCATTAAATCCTTCGTCAAGATTAAACTGCACAAAAAAGTCCATAGATGCAAGATACTTATTAATTAACTTATTCATAATAGGTAAATACTGTCTTATGATTTTAGTTTTGATACCACTGTCTTGTAATAACAAGGCTGCAATATCATAGTAAGACCTTTTATCTATGAGACCTTCTTTTTCTGTATTGTGTCCTTTTAGAATCTTTAACTCTTTGTTAAGTTTCTCAGAATCGTCTGTTACATTTTCGGATTTTAGTTTTTCAATCTCTACATTTATTTTTGTGATGTATTGATTTGACGCAGAAATCTCATTCTGTTTCTGTGCAACTTGTCTGTTGAGAGTGTCGACCTTACTTTGAATCTCTTGGATTTCTTCGATTCGTTTATTGATATCGATAACATTCTTTGAGATATCTTGGATTGCTTTGTCAATCTCTGATATCTTTCCTTCTGTCGTTGATATCTTTTCTTGTTTAAAGTCGTCTTCCATATCTCTGTGACATGTTGGGCATTCGTCATTATCCTCATAGAATTTAATCTCCTTTGTGCCTCTAGTTCTAGCTTGTTCTAATTGTTTTTCTAGTTCTAGAGTTTTGGTTAGTTTTGATTTTATTTTCTCACTATCCGAAGTTTCATTCTGTAGAGACCCAACATCTTCTAATAACAAATTACATTCTTCTTGTAGGTTGTTAATATTAGATTGAGCTGTTTCAACACTTTCATTAAAATCTTGAATCTTTTGTCTACGATTATCACCAAGAGACTTGATGTGTTTTTTGTAGGTATCGATTCTATCTTCTGAAAGTCGGATTTCATAATCCAAGTCGTGAAGTTCACTTTTCAATCCTGTCATTCTTGTTTTTAATAAACCATTCATAATAGAAAAAATGTTGATATCAAGAATGTCTTCTATAATACCTCTTCTATCAGTTTGATTCATTTGCATGAATGGAGTGAATGATGAACTACCTAAAATAACCACTTGAGTAAATGTCTTGTAGTTGAGTTTTAGGATTTGCTTCTCAAGTTGTTCTTGGTAATCTCTCATGTTTGCATCTTGATTGATAATTCTATCGTTCAAAAATATTTCAAACACATTTGGTTTTGCACCACGAACAACTCGATACTGCTTTGACCCAATTGCAAACTCAACCTCGACCACCATCCCTCTTTGGTTGACCGAGTTGATGAGTGAGTTTTTGGATACTTTACGAAATCCTTTACCAAACAATCCGAAACATAGTGCATCTAACATTGTAGATTTACCACTACCATTTTCTCCTAAGATAAGAGTTGCTTTTCGATTGTCCAGAAAGATTTCTGTAAACTTGTTACCTGTGCTTAGTAAATTTTTATATCTTACTACTTTAAATTTTATCATGAAACATTATCTAGGGCTTCTGTATATAAAGACCTAATTATATTTTGTAATTTTTCTTTGTCCTGTGATATTTCCATTGTATCTATGTGTTTGGATAATATTGTTAGTGTATCTTCTGCATCTTGAGCCATATCTTCATCTGACATATCTCCTAGATTACCATGGTCTTCAACAATTTTAAAATCAATTACATCTGCTTTTGCAAGTTTTTCTATAAACAAATCAAACCAATATGGATTCTCTTTATTAATAACTATAACTTTTGTAAACATATTTGTTAAATGTGAAAAGTCCATTGCAATTATTTCTTCTTGAGTTAACTTTGTATCATCATAAAAAATTTTTTCAAACATACGAATAGGGTTTTTTATCTTTGTCATTTCTCTAGTGTCTGTATCAAAGATATGAAATCCTTTTACATCACCATAGTCTGACCAAGTAAATTCCATTTGAGAACCTAGATAGGTAATGTTATCCATAGTAGAACCAGTGTGAAAGTGACCACTGTATACATGTTCGAATCGTTTAAAAGTTTCTTTTGATGTTCCATGTGATGAATAATAGCCAGGCATCATGATTGCACCTTCGATTTCTAAATGACCCATTGCAATTTGACCATCGGTAAATTGTAAGTGTTCCATAGTGTCTTCTAAATTATTTTTATGTATCCAAGGAATCAAACAAATCTTTAATCCATCATAGTCTTTTGTAATAGTGTCTTTATAAATTGTAATGTTATCATACTTCAACAGTGCATCACATGAGTTTACTTCACTGGTATTCTTATAATATAAGTCATGATTACCTAATGTTAAATCCATAGTCATATCATTCTTTATAAGATGTTCTATAAAGTGTTCTTTGTTTCTTTGTAAGGATAGAAAGTTGATACCAGTTCGTTTATCGAAGTAGTCTCCTAGATGAACAATATGTTTGATATCATTTTCAATACAATAGGGGAAAAAGACTTCTTCATAAAATCTTCTCATGTATTCGTGAAAATGTATACTGTCGTTTCTGACACCCGCATGAGTGTCATTTAATACTGCAAATTTCATATATTATTTTGTCATTATGTCAATAACCCAAAAGTTAAATAACATAAATCCTAGTGTTCCAAATTGTAATATACTAGCAATCACAACAAAAGTTAGAGCTCTATCACTCCACCATTTATTTTCTGTTTCATGCCATTCTTTAACTTGTTCTGGTGTTGCTTCATCAGGCACCCAACGAATTCCCATTTGTTGTGCTGTCTTTTGGTCTGGTGTTGTAAAATCAAACTCCATTTGGTCGTTCATTTTTTCTTGGTTGGATTAAAATATTTCTCTACACCTACTGGTCTACTATCATTGGTTTTTTTCTTTTTACCTCTGGGTTTGTAGTTAGGTTCTTGTAAATTATTTTGTAAGAAGTCTACATATGAATTATCATAATGTGCAGTTTCACCATCTATAGTTGCTACTGCATCATCAATAATACCACTATTCATAATTGCTTTATGTTTAATAGCAGCTTGTTTCTTTTCTTTTTGTATTCTTCTTAAGAATGCATAGTATATAATCTGAGTTATATATGCAAATGCATTTTGAGATTTTTCTGGATTAAAGTTGTTTATATATTGTAAACAATTCTCAATACCATCACATATCATTTCATCCCTGTAGGAGTAGTTAATAAAGTTTGGTTTAGTTGATAATCTTGTTGCAATCTTATAGATACATTCACCTATGTATTCTGATACTCTTGGTGGTTCTTTACC